TAGTTTTCTGATGGGCGGTTTGCCCAAAATCCTTGAATTCATCCAAGACCGTGCCGACAAAAAGCATGAATTGGCGCTGGCGGCAATGCAGACTGAAAGGTAACTGACCCTTAAAAAAGCTGGCCTAGAAGCACAGGAACGCATTGAGCACATCCAGACTGAGCAGATACAGATCAACGCCGAGGTCACCAATGCCCAGACCGCCATGCAAGAACGCCAAGCCTTGTATGCCCATGATGTGGCGCTAGGCCAAGGTGCATCAACCTGGGTGATCAACATGAGGGCGGCAACCCGTTCGGTCATTACTTACGGTATGTTTGTGATGTTTATGTTTGTTGAAATCTTTGGTTTTTACTATGCTTGGCACACAGACGTGGCTTTTGATGTGGCGCTGAATCATTTGTGGGATGACGAAACGCAAATCATTTGGGCTTGCATTGTGTCGTTTTGGTTTGGCGGTCAAGCGTTCAAAAAATGAACATCAGCCCCCAAGCTGTTGAGATGGTCAAGCACCATGAAGGTGTGAGGTTTAAGCCTTACCGTTGCCCAGCAAAACTTTGGACGATTGGAGTCGGTCATGTACTTTACCCAGATCAAGGCAAGATGCCTATTGATCAAAGAGATGGTTATCCGCTACGCCCAGAAGATAACCGCACGTTTTCAGCAGAAGAAGTAAACGCCATTCTCAGAAACGATCTTGCAAGGTTTGAACGTGGAATCCACACTTTATTTCCTGTCGATCTCAGCCAAGGGATGTTTGATAGCCTTGTTTCTTTTTCTTTTAACTGCGGCTTGGGAACAACCCAGCGTTCAACGCTACGCCAGAAAGTGCTTAGAGGCGACAAGGCGGGCGCTGCGGATGAATTCCTAAAGTACACCAAGGGCGGTGGAAAAGTCTTGCCAGGGCTGGTTAAACGCCGCCAGGATGAACGGGCGTTATTCCTCCATCCATAGCAGGATTTGAACGAATACCCAGGCGACTGCCACCACAACGGCAGCGCCCAGGCACAGGATTAGCAACAACCCGATCACATGACTCCCCTCATTTCCCATCCGGCTAGAAAGTAGTTCCACCTATTTTGCATAGCAGGGTAAATATATTTACCATCAATCATTGCTAAATCAGCATCTGTATAGCCCTTAGAGGCCATCAACGCTGTAAATACTTTTCGTGCTTTCATGTGTTCTCCAATTGTTCTAAATCATTTTTCAATCGTTTAAGAAAAGAATCCGGCCCATCATCACCACTGACAAGCCAATCAATACGCTGTGCATACACTTGTGCTTGTTGTAGTATTTTTAAACCCTTCTTAAACTCATCCATTATTTCTGGTGTGAAGTGATAGCCTTTTATATCTCCATATTCATCTTGCTCAGTGGAGTCGTTATCGATAATGATTTGCTCCACTTCATCAGCTATGTATCCAATGTCATATTGCTTGTAGTTAAAGTGTCCACCGCTCATGTGTTCTTCTCCTTGAGTTTGGCTTCAATGGCTCTAGCAAAACCTTGAGGATGCGGATAATCAGCATTGATAAGTGCAATCTCATCATTCGTCAGCGGTTTGCGCTGTGCCATCAACTGCATCACCTTACCATTCAATGTTTCAATTGTGTCTTGGCAGTGGAAGCATTGAAGGCTTTGGATTGGCTCTGTGCGCTGTGGTGGTGGGTAATTATTGCTACTGCAAGCCACGCATTCATAAAGCACCTCTGCTTTGCAGTCGGGGCACTCAATCTCTTGCCCAAGCCTCTGAACTTCACGCATGGAATGGTCTGCCAATGCCGTTTCCAACTTGTCAATGGTGATCTGCTGCGCTCGTACAAGTGCTATCAGTTGTTGAACTTCGGTTTGCTCTGGCTGTGCCAATGCTTTCTCAATATCGTTTAACAATTCGTGGAAATCATCCCCATCGTGGTGTATCTTGTCTTGATTGATTGAATTAAGAACATCAAGTAATTCACGATGGGCACGGCTTAGTAATTGTTTGTCAATCATTTCAACACCTCTCTCTCCAGCACTTCCATTGACTCATTGATCAAGTCATACAGGTAGTCAGGCATCCTGTGGTTGTTTGCAAAGCTCCAGCTTTCCATAGCTGATAGCAGTTTGATGAGGGCTAATGCCTCTGCTTTAGTCATGCTTGTCCCCTATCTTTGATAAGTTCAATCTTTGTTTCGTACCAGTTTGTTTCTTGCCCACGCTTTGCCCATCCATACTGCGTCATCAGCACTGGCAAAGCATACTCAGGATGATTGACAATCTTTGAGCGTTGCACTTGGTAGTTACCCTCAAGGTCTTGGCTCATATCGTTCATGTTGTTCCCCTTGCTCTGATGGCATCACCCCATGTGCCGCCACCTTCTTTCAAAATGTGGTCTACCAAGTTAGCACACGCCTCACGCTCTGCCAGCACAGCCTTCTCAAACCCAACATCTAGCATGCCTTGCATAGCATCTAAGACCAGCCGTGCCGCCTCAGTCACATCAACACCATCAGCCACTTCGATGCGTCCTTCTGCCGTGATACGCATCACCCAACTTTGGTTGATTCCCCTGTAAAAAGAAATTGTGCTAGGCACCACAGCGTTGCGCTCTTGGTCTTGTACATAGCGCAAGATCTGATGCTTGCGTGACCCCTGCATACCCCAATCCCCTTGCCGCTTTGCTAAATCCTCAAATGCTTCATCTTCTTCCGTCATATCAACTCCCGCTGTACAGGTACAAAACGCCATTCACGTTCTGCCCTGCCTGACTTTGATTTGGTGACTTGCCCAGTCAATTCCACCAAGCCAATCTTGGCTAACTCAGGCAAGCGTCTAGCCACTTGATTGCCATCCAACCCAGTCAACTCAGCGATGCCATCTTTGCCCCTTGCGCCAAAACGCTGGAGACAAATCACAATCAAGCCACCATGAAGCCGTGCCAAGTTTTGTGCTTGGTCTGCGGCGGCATGACTGGTCACAGGGTCAGAATTCCTTGCCCTTGGAAATGTAAGCATGGTCAGAACGCCAGATCGTCATCGTTATCTGCTGGCAAGCCCTTGGGTTCGTAGGGCTTGGGGTCATTTAGATATGCCCACCCGTCCCACCCGTTTTCTTTGAGTGGGATTACATCCAGTTTAAGCATTTCCCCATTGCGAGTGTCAATGATGCTGCCAATGCGCTGGTAACGGTTCTTTTGCTGGCCTTGGGCATTGGTGTACTGGCCCACAATGGCGGTGATTTCTTTTTTAACTTTACTCATGATTTGCTTTCAATGTATTGGTTGAGTTGGTTTACTTGGGATTGGACTTCAGCAAGAAACTTGACAATCTCTGCTTCAATCTCTGCGATATATGCGTCATCACGGTCAACCCGTTTGACAAACAATTGCGCTTTAGCTGGCATTCTTGGGTCAAACACCACATAGTCACACCACTTGCGCCCTGTGCAAGCCATTTGAAATTGCATCTGGGTGAAGTATTTTCCTGGCACTTTTTGGGATAGCAGCGTTTCAATCATGGTGAGAGTGTTTGGGCATTTGATTTCAACGCATCCATCTTCCCCCACAAGCCCATCAGGGGACGCGCCAGCCCACTCAATTGATGGATGACGTACAAACCCCACTTCCTCAACCATAACGCCCTGTGCGGCCTCATAAGCAGCCCTAGCAAAGGGTTCTTGATCTGTGCCCCATTGCATTGCCGCGTTGGTGTAGGACTCTGCTTTGGTCTGGGTCAGGCGTTCCACCACCAACTGGGCCATGTAATTATCCCGAGTGGCGCTGTAACCCGTCTTAGTCTTGCCAACCAAATCTGCCACCCTGCTGGCGGTGACCTTGCCCAGACGGGCGGCAAACCATTCGCTTGAACCTTGGATGATTTCAGTTTCCATTTCGTGCCTCCATCATTTTGTTAGCCATAGAGAAAGCGGCTAAAGCCGTGTCATTGAAATCCATGTCAGAGCGCCAATCAGAATCAGACAAAAGTGCTTGCATGGCAAAGATGGCGATAAAGTCTTTGAGGGTCATTTCCTCAAGACCAATTTCTTTCTTTTTTCTCATGCTTTTTCCTTTGCTTTGGCAATGCGGTCTGCCTTGGCCTTGATGACCTTGGCAATCCATGTCTGGTCGCCCTTGCAAGCGTCATAGGCGGCTTTGTAGGCGGTTTGCAGTTCCTCTTTATTGGCGCTGGCATCGATTGCGGCAATGTGGTCTGCCATCATTCCAGCGTCAATCTGTGGCGTTTCTGTGCGGCGTGAACCAGCATTGCCATCGTCATCTTCTGGGGCGAGGCCAGTGGCGGCTAAAAGGCTATACCTCCGAGCGTAGGTCAAGGCACTGCCATAGCCTTGGGGGTCTTGTTTGGCGGCTGGCACATGAAGCATTCCGCATTCCATGACTTCCCCTGATTCGTGGACAAAGATTGTTTCAACCATCACGCCTGTTGGACAGTCATAGGTGCGTTGCATCAAGCCAATGCCGTTGTCGTTTAAAGCCCCGATAACAGCCTCAATGCAGTTGGATAGGTCAGCGTACTTAGACCGAAAATGCGGGTTCGTGCTGGTCTTTAAAGCTGGCCCAAATGCCTTTTGTGCTTTGACAAAGGCGGTGGCAATTTGTTTCCCAATTGGTGTTTCCATGATGTTTCCTCAATAAGCGTATTTAGGGCCGCAAGTGACTTCCACCACAGTCTCAACTGTGTAGCCACCGATCTTGCGTTTGGCGTATAACGGGATGGCGCGGAGGCCAGAGGATTCGCACTGGCGCACAGCGTCAATCACCTCATTCCTGCCCATCGGCTGGACTTGTTTGTCAACAATCAGGTCTTGATTGGGCGCTTGGGGTGTTGACCCTGGCAAGCTAGAGCAACCAGCCGTGACCCAGGCCATCCAGCACAAAAGTGAGTAGGTGATCATCTTCATTCCGATTCCTTTGCAATCAAACGCATTTCCAATTCTTTAATGTATTCCTGGGCGGTTTCCACAAGGTTGATGTGCGTACGCAAGTGGGACTCCAATAGACCAACGTGATAGGCCAAGCGGTTCTGAGCGGGTTCGCCTTCATACTGTTTTTCAGCAATGAATTTAATGTTGTCAATAAGTTCGTCTGCATTCATATCATGGTCTCCAAATAAAAATATCAAGGCAAAGCACAACCAAAGCAACCAAGGCCAAAACCCTGATAACTTTGTCGCCAGTGGAATGTTGGGCAACGTGGATTTCTATGGCAGCGCCATACTCCACTGTGTGAGGGAATGCTTCATTCATCGTTCTGGGGTATTTCATCTTCTTCATCCTCAATTGGGGGTTGGTCATCTGGGTGTATGCGGCGGGTAAGTATTTGCCTCCAGCGCCATTCATCTATATCTGCTTCATTCAGCATTGCGACTCCTTAAAAGACCCCGAGAAGTTCAGGGCATGGCGTGATTATCAGCTACCTAATAATCCCAAGTCAACTGTGGGGGTATTAGCGGTCTTATGTACAATGTGCGGATGGACAAGGACAAATTTATCGCATTGGCAGGGTCACAGACTGAGCTTGCCAGAATCTTGGGCATTCACCAATCGGCGGTTTCCCAATGGAAAACTGTCCCACAGGCAAGGATTTGGCAATTGATGGTATTGCGTCCTGAGTGGTTTTCAATGTAAGATTGTTTGAAACACGGCTAGTCTGGAAGTCATGAGCCAGATGAAAAGGGTTACACCTTCCCCTGCCGCCGTTTCTTTTCAAAGGTGCGTGAAAAAGGTAAAAAAATGCACTACTACCAGCACCACATTGGTGACTTTATCAAGGCCACAGCAAGGCTTACTGATGGTCAATCAATGGCTTATTTGCGGCTTTTGTGGATGTATTACGACACAGAAAAACCATTGAAGCCAGACACCAAAGTCTTGGCTTTTCAGATCGGCACAACTGTTGAAGAAATAAATTTGCTTTTGGATTCATTTTTTTGGTTGGCAGAAAGCGGCTGGCATCACACAAGATGCGATCAAGAAATTGCCGATTACCGCGCATTCCTTGAGAAAAAATCTAACGCTGGTCGAGCATCTGCTGAACGCAGGAAGAACAACAGTTCAACAGGTGATGAACAGGTGTTCAACAGCAGTTCAACAGACGTTCAACTAACCACTAACCATAAACCACTAACCAATATATATAAAGAATCTAAAGATTCTTTGTCGGCAGGATTGCCGACTTGCCCCCATCAGGAAATTCTGAATCTTTACAAAAAGCATTTGCCACAGCTTGCCCAGCCACGGGTGTGGGATGGGTTCAGGCAGACCAACTTACGGCAAAGGTGGTTGCAAGCCGCCAAACCGTCTGTATTTAGCCCACAGGGGTATGCAAGCCAAGCCGATGGGCTGGCATGGTGGGATTCGTTTTTTGCCTACATTGCCAACGATACCAAGCTGGCGCAGGGGTTTGAAACCAAGGACAGGACATGGCGACCTGATCTGGTGTGGATAGTGAACGCAACCAATTTCGCCAAAATAATTGATGGAAAGTACCAAAAATGAACTTTGTAAAGCCAGAAACAAAAAAAGACCCGCTAGACGATGTTCAGCGCCTGATGTGCAGTGTGCCAGGATGCCCCAAACGTTGGTCAGTTCACATGGAAGGCCAGCGCCCGATGTGTTCCGAACATCAATGGTCTGACAGAAAGCCAGCCACACGGCGGGACATAGCCGCCCTGTTGCCCAGCACCAAGCCTGTAAAACATTGGATGGATGACGAGGCATTTTGATGAATAATTTTCTTAACAAATACGAAAACAAAATTCAAAGAATTACTGAAACTGGTTGCTGGATATGGATGGGTGCAACAAAAACCCACAAACATCCTTACGGTTGGCTTTCCTACAATAAAAAACATTACAACGCACATCGTCTGTTTTACATGATTCATCATGGCATCGAATTAATAGATTCAAAGATTGTTATTTGCCATACTTGTGACATTCCTCAATGTGTCAATCCAGAGCATCTTTATGCTGGCACTCAAAAACAAAACGTAAAAGATATGTGGGCAAAAAATAGACAATCAAAAAGACTTTTAAATCCTCCTAGACATAGCAAACTTACTGCTGAACAAGCAATTGAAATAAAGAAAAAATGTTTATCTGGAATAAAAGATGAAACATTAGCCAATCAATTTTTTGTAAAAAAATCAACTATTCAAGATATAAGACTTGGTAGGCGATGGAATAAATTTTTTGAGGAGAATAAAAATCAACTACTTTGACGCACACAAACTTTTAGACAGGGTAAAAGATGGACAAACCATCAGCCGAGCCGCGATTGACTATGCGCTTTTCCTTACAGGAGATGCGCCAGAGCGAGGCCAGAGAATGGATTTTGAGATACCAGCAGAAAACCAAGGAACTGGGCAAGGCCAAGGCATCGGCATGGTGGCAGACCACGATTGCCGACATTTCCAAGCGCAGGGGTGAAGCCGCTGCCAACGACCTCAGAAACCGAATGAACCAAGAAAGAAAAAATGAAAATTGATATTCAAAAAATGCACAGCGTTGGATTTGGTGTCTTGTTTTTTCCAAGATTCGGCATTGGCATCCAGATTGGTCGGCGCTGGTTTGGGTTCAAAAAATGAGATATGCCGCTAGGGTTGATCAAAACCAAGACCAGATTGTTTCAACACTCAGGGCCGCTGGCGCTTATGTCTGGGTCATTGGCCTACCAGTTGACCTTTTGGTTGGATACAAGGGGCACACCTTTCTGGTGGAATGCAAAAGTGGCCCCAAAAGGCGTTTAACGCCCCTACAAGCGGATTTTTTTGAGAATTGGTCTGGTAGTACCTTGGCAAGAATTGATGGCCCTGACGGGGCTTTACGCATGATTGGGGTGTTGAAGTGAATCCATACAAAATCATTGAGCCAACGTGCATCAGTTTTAGCGGTGGGCGCACAAGTGGATATATGTTATATAAAGTATTAGAAGCTGGGGGGGGCAATTGCCAAGCGATGCCATTGTTTGTTTTGCCAACACTGGCAAAGAAGATGAGGCAACCTTGAAGTTTGTCCAAGCCTGTTCTGATAACTGGAATGTTGAGATTCATTGGGTTGAATATCAAAATGACGAACCAGCTTTTGTGCGGGTAGATTTTCAGACCGCCAGCAGAAATGGCGAACCATTTGAAGCCCTTATTCGCAAACGGCAGTATTTGCCCAACCCTGTAACTAGATTTTGCACATCAGAATTAAAAATCCGCACCATTCACAAGTACCTTAAATCATTAGGTTGGGAACACAACGAAACAATGGATTGGGTTGGCATGAGGGCTGATGAACAGCGCAGAGCCGCCAAAATTGCTGACAAGTCTAGGATTCCATTAGTAACAGCTGGGGTAACAAAAGAAACTGTTGGTAATTTTTGGCGCAATCAGTCCTTTGATCTTGAACTGCCAAACATGAATGGGGTAACCATGCACGGCAATTGTGACCTTTGCTTTTTAAAAGGCGGGGCACAGGTGTTATCTCTAATTGCAGAAAAGCCAGAACGTGGTATCTGGTGGGCAAAAATGGAGGCATTGGCATTGGCATTGGCATTGGCATCCAAGCCAAGCGGTGCGGTGTTTCGTTCTGATCGCCCATCTTACGCATCAATGATTAAATTTGCCTCAGAACAAAAAGATATGTTTGACCCGAATGAAGAATCAATTGCTTGTTTTTGTGGAGATTAAATGAAACCAGAAGAAGCCGCCCAAGACATACGCGCAAAAGCCCGAGCCTATGGCGATGCCAAAGCCCAGCGGGTTTACCTTGAAGAATTCCGCAAGTCAAAAAAAGCCCTGTTGATGAAAGATGCCCTGCAAATGGGCTACGAGGCGGCAAACGCCCAGGAACGGGAGGCTTACGCTGACCCCGAATATCACACCTTGCTGAAAGGGCTGGCGGCGGCAATAGCCCAGGAAGAAACCCTGCGCTGGGAGATTGAGGCATCAAGGCTTGATATTGAGATTTGGCGAACAAAAGAGGCCACCAACCGAATGCAAGACAGGGCGCACCAATGAAATGTCCAGAATGCGGAACATGGACAATTGTCAAAGAATCCAGAATATCCACAGGCAACACCCGCAGAAGGCGGTTAGAGTGTGCAAATATGCACAGGTTTTCCACATTGGAGACAATCGTTGATAGAAAAACATTCATACGTCAGGTCAAAAAAGCTACTGAAAATGGTGGCAAGCCTTGACTGTCAAGCCTGTGGTTCGGGCAATATGGTGCAAGCGGCACACACAAACTGGGGCGGCGGTAAGGGCCGAGGGGTCAAAGCTGATGACAATTTGGTCGCTGCGCTGTGCCTGGGGTGTCATTACGCCATCGACCAAGGCAAGGATTTGAGCCGCCAGGAACGCCAAGAAATGTGGTTAAAGGCCCATCACAGGACAATTGATGCCCTGCGGGACTGTTGGCCTATTGACATTCCTTTGCCTGATGCGAAAATTTAACTTTGTTGGTAGCAGTTGCCAATATTTGGGGGTTCGCCCCCTTTTTTTTGATATAGTTAACGCATGAAAAATGAAGAAGTAGCCGAATTTGTCGCCACGCTGTTTCATGCGGGAACAATCACGCACTTCCAGCATTTGCAAACGACCGAATATGCGACCCACAAGGCGCTGGGCAAGTTTTACCCCAAGATCGTAGACCTTGCCGACAGTCTGGCAGAGAGTTACCAAGGGCGCTACGACACCAGGATGAAGAAGTTTCCTGATGAACTGCACGACCCCAAAGACACACCGCACGAATATCTGACCCAGTTAAAAGGGTTTGTGCAAGAAGCGCGAGAAGAAATCCCCCAAGACTCAGAATTGCAAAACATCGTTGATGAAATTGCTGATCTGATCAATTCAACCCTGTATCTTTTAACTCTGAAATGAGGAAATCATGGCAAATATGATGAAAAACGAACCCAAAGGCTACGGCGCACAAGTCTCTATGAAGGGCAACCCTGCCGCTGACATGAAGTCTGGTGAACAGGGCAGCGCCAAAAAAGGCATCCCTAACGCCATGACCAACAAAACTGGCGCTGACAAGAAATTTGAAGGCGGCAAAATGTCAGGCATTTGCTACACTCACGACCGCAAGTCTTGCCAATAAAGCGTAAGCCCCACCGTGAATAAGACGGCAGGGCTTACTGACCAAACAAAAAAGGAGGTTTTGAATGGCTGAAATGGATTCTAATTGCGGGAACTGTAAATATTTCCGCGCCCAGCAAATCATGGGCATCTGTCGGTTTAACCCGCAACAGGTGAACAAGCACGAAAAAGATTGGTGCGGTCAGCATCTGATTGTTGAAACTCAGGATGTAAAGGTTGATTTAGTCGCCTTGCCCGTGTACGACATAACCACCGATCAGATCACGCCCCCAAAGCGCAAATACGAGAGGAAAGCAAATGCTAAAGCCTCTGCGTGATCGGGTGGTGGTGCGCCCCCAGGTGCGGCATATCTCCGACATTATCTACATTGACAACAAAGAACCCTTTAACGAGGGGACGATTGTTGCAATTGGTTCAGATGTTGAGGGTGTCCAAGTGGGTGACTTCATTAAGTATGGGAATGGGGACTATCTGAAATGGCCCACCCATAAGATTGATGGTCAGGATTATCAAATCATTCAAGAAGCGGACATTTGCGCCGTTGTGGAGGCTTAAAAATGGCAACTAAACCTGGGCTTTATGCCAACATTCATGCCAAGCAAGAACGCATAGAACGCCAAAAGGCGGCGGGTAAGACTCCAGAGCGCATGAGAACGCCAGGGGCAAAGGGTGCGCCGACTGCCCAGGCGTTTAAAGAATCAGCCAAAACCGCCAAAAAGAAATAATCATGGCAAAGCACGACAAGCCCATCCCCCACAAGACCACGGGCAAGGGGAAAACCTACAACCCCACCGAAAAAGGTGCGGGAATGACCGCTAAAGGCCGTGCAGAGTACAACGCAAAGAACAATTCAAACTTAAAGCCACCAGCCCCAAACCCCAAGACTAAGGCAGATGCTGGACGAAAAGCCAGTTTTTGCGCTAGGATGGAGGGGGTGGTAAAACACTCTAAAGGCCCAGCAGAACGGGCTAAGGCCAGTCTAAAAAACTGGAATTGTTAACCCTTTTGGAAGAAATAAAGGAAATATCATGGCAAATTCAATCGCAACAGGCGTAGCTTACGCAGACCCAGAGTTCGTTTCAGTTCAAGTTGGTAATGCAACTGTCCCAGTAGCTGTAACGACCAGCGGCATCATCAACGGGGCATATGCCACGACCAGCGCCGCAAGTGGCGACACCCGACTCACTTACCAGAGACTTACGTTTAGCAGCACTGGTAGCGGTGAAACCATCCGAGCGTTCAGCGTTGTGACGGGCGCTGGCGCTGCCACTGGTGGCACGATAAATGGCGCACACCTGAGTTTGAGTGTTAATGGCGCTGGCACTATTTCTGGCGCTGGCAATGCTTTAAGGGCTACCTTGGGCGGTACATCCACGAACCCAGGCGGCACTTTGGCAGCTATCCAGGCAGACTCTAACTTTGCATCTGGCGGCACTTGGACGAACGCATCGTTTATTCGTTTTACCAACAGCGGCACGGGCACGGTTGCCAACCTGTTCAACATTCCCGCAGCTTTGTTTGTAACAAGCACTGCCACCATTGCTAAGACTTTGAAAGTTGTGGCATCGGACGGTACGCCCTACTACATCATGTGTTCGAGCGCCGCCTAAGATGTTGAAGCATCCAAACCCAGAAATTCAGCTTTTGGTTGAGATGCTAGAGGGGCAGCGGGATTCCGCTATGGCGCAAGCCGCTGCCCTTTTTAGGGAAAACACCGAGTTGAAGCAAGCCTTACAAGAAAAGCTGGTCCAAGAATCCAAGGAGAAGGCAAATGCCGCTGATAGCATCAATGACCCCCAAGGCGCTGAAAGCCAACATTAAGGCAGAGATCGCCGCTGGCAAGCCACCCAAACAAGCGGTGGCTATTGGCTATTCAGTACAGCGGGAAGCCATGAAAGATGCGGGAAAAAAAGCCCCATCAAAAAAGAAAAAGTAATTTAGTCACAAAGACTTACAGGTTAAATCAATGGCAGCGCCACAAGGAAACCAGAACGCCGCAAAGAGCAGAATGTTCTATGACAAACTGCGCCTTGTTTTGACAAGTGAGCCGCATCGCCTGAGAAGCATTGCCGAGCAACTGGTAAGGCAAGCCGAGGAGGGCGAACCTTGGGCCATCAAGGAAATCATTGATCGAGTGGATGGCAAGGCAATACAGGCTACGACCATTGAAAACGCTGATGGAACGCCATTGCTGGGTGGGATTCAAGTCACATTCATCAAGCCCGAATGAGTGATGTATCAGACGCAATTGCAAAGGCAGAGTTCCCTGTCAAGCTGCAAGGGTTGTTTCAAAAGTCACGCTACAAAGTCCTGTATGGTGGGCGAGGCGGGGCAAAGTCTTGGGGGATAGCCAGGGCATTGCTTATCCTGGGGGCAAAGAACCCAATCCGCATCCTGTGCGCCCGAGAGTTCCAGACCAGCATCAGGGATTCGGTGCATAAACTGCTGTGCGACCAGATTGAAAGCCTTGGACTGCTGGGGTTTTACGAAATTACTCAGGCCAGCATTAGGGGGCGCAACGGCACAGAATTCAGCTTTGTGGGCCTAAAGAATAATGTGTCAAACATTAAATCTTACGAAGGCGTTGATATTTGCTGGGTTGAGGAAGCCCAGACCACCAGCCGTTTATCGTGGAACATCCTAATCCCAACCATCCGTAAAGGCGGGTCAGAGATATGGATTTCATTCAACCCCGAATTGGAGACAGACGAAACTTACCAGCGGTTTGTGGCAAATCCCCCAGAGGATTGCATCACCATGCGGGTGAATTGGTCTGATAACCCTTGGTTTCCCGAAACCCTGCGCCTAGAAAAAGACTCGCTAAAGCAAAGGGACGAAGAAGCCTACAACCAAGTTTGGGAAGGGCTTTGTAGGCAAACCGTGGATGGGGCAATCTTTGCCAAGGAAATGCAACAAGCCGAAAAGGATGGGCGCATCACCAAAGTGCCCTATGACGCAACCAAACCCGTTCATGCTGTGTTTGACCTGGGTTGGTCGGATAGCACCGCCATCTGGTTCTTGCAGTTTGTGGGCATGGAGACAAGGCTAATCCGATACATTGAGGATGCCCAGAAAACCATCAGCTATTACTTGGCGACCATGCAAACCTATGGTTATGTATACGATACCGTTTGGTTGCCCCATGACGCTGAAAACAAGACCCTAGCGGCGGCTGGGCGGTCAATTGATGACATTGTGAGGGCGGCAGGGTACAAGACCACCATCCTGCCCAGAGTGCCGATTCTGGACTCTATCAACGCCGCCAGGACGATATTCCCGAACTGTTACTTTGACCGCGAACATACCGCAGATGGGTTGGCTTGCCTGAGACATTACAGGTATGAGGTTGACACAGACACGGGGCAATTCAGCAGAAACCCATTGCACGACCATTATTCCCACGGGGCAGATGCGTTTCGATACATTGGGCTTATGATCAAAGAACCGACCAAACGCAAGAAGCAAATGGTTGCCACAGCGGGTTCATGGATGGGATAATCGCCCAAAGGGGTTCATATGGCTTATCAAGACGAAGATGGCGCAAACGCCAAGATTACCGAAGCGATCAAGTTCTGGCGTTTGGTCAATGATTCGGACTCTACAAACCGAGCCGAGGCGCTGAACGACATCAAGTTTGCCGCTGGTGACCAATGGCCCGTTGAGATTCAGAATAGCCGCAATCTGGAAAGCCGCCCTTGCCTGACGATCAACAAGATTGATGCCTACATCCGACAGGTGACCAACCAGCAAAGGATGCAGCGCCCACGCATCAAGGTTCACCCCGTCAACAACCTTGCCGACTACAAAATTGCCCAGGTTATTGAGGGCATCACCCGTCACATTGAGGTTAATTCAAGCGCCGACACAGCTTACGACACCGCCTTTGATTACGCCGTTAGGATGGGCTGGGGCTACTGGCGCATTAATTACAAGTATGTGCGGGAAGATTCATTCGATCAAGAAATTTACATTGATGCCGTTGAAAACCCTTTCACTGTCTACTTTGACCCTAACAGCGTCAGGCCAGATGGGTCAGATGCCGAGCGATGCCTGATCACCACGGTGCTGGACAAGAAGATATTTCGTGAAATGTATCCAGGTGCAAACGATGGGGCTAACTTCCAGCAACGCAGCACGGGAGATGACACCTCTGCCTGGGTGACCAAAGAGGATATTCGCATTGCCGAGTATTTTTACATTGAGCGTGAACGTGCCAAACTGTATTTGCTGAGTGATGGCACAACGTCTTTTGGGGATAGCGCCAACTTCTTTGCACGGGTTGAGGCCGCAGGGTTGACTGTGGTTGATGAACGGGACTCATTCCGCAAGGCCGTGAAATGGGTCAAGATGACCGCAATGGAAGTGCTAGAGGAAAAGACCTGGGCGGGGAAATATATCCCTGTTGTGCCTTGCTATGGCGCACAGGTCATTGTGGATGACAAGCGCAAGAAATACGGGCTGGTGCGGTTTGCCAAAGACCCCCAGCGGATGTACAACTTCTGGCGCACCAGCATGACCGAATCGGTTGCGCTTGCACCCAAGGCCAAATGGCTGCTGGCAGAAGGCCAAGACGAGGGCCACGAAAACGAATGGGCAATGGCTAACATCAAGTCCATGCCTGTGCTGAGATACAAGCAAAAAGACATTGAAGGTGTACCAGCGCCAGCGCCCCAGCGACTGCAACCCGAGCCACCACCCGCAGGGATTATGGAAGCGGCGGGGGCAATCTCTGCTGATTTGCAGATGGTGCTGGGCATCATGGATCCCAATCAATTGCCAAGTGGGAATATCTCAGGCAAGGCATTGCAGGGGCAACAGAATCAAGTTGATCTGTCTAATTTCCACTTTTACGACAATTTGACCCGTTCCATTGCTCAAACAGGGCGCATCATTCTTGACCTGATACCCAAGATTTACGACACCCAGCGGGTTATGCGGATTATTGGGTCAGATGGTCAACCCGACATGACCACGATCAACGAGCAAAACGAGATTGGCGAGGTTCTAAACGATGTGACCGTTGGTGAATACGATGTGGTGATGGACACAGGCCCAGGATTCCAGACCAAACGCCAGCAAGCAGTTGAATCCATGATGCCTTTGCTGACCAGCAATCAGGAATTGTTCAATATCGCTGGGGATTTGGTATTCAGAAACATGGACTTCCCTGGCGCTGATGTAATTGCTGACCGCCTTGCCGCCATGAATCCGATGGCAAATATTGACGAGAAATCCGACATACCGCCCGAGGCTCAGATGCGCTTGGCACAATCTGAGCAGATGATTCAGCAACTGCAACAGCAATTGCAAGCGGCAGGGTTGGAGATCAACAACAGGGCGCAAGTGGCCCAGATCAGAGAAGAAGGCGCAACCAGACGCAAGCTGATGGATGTGACCGCACGGGCGCACAACACCGAAACAATGGCAGAGGTTCGGGTCAATGACCAGAATACCCGCAGCATCACCAGCCAAAATAAGACCGAAATTGATGCCTTGGTCAAAATCCTGTTGGCAAGAATGTCGCCTGACCAATTGATGGGCGAAATTGAGCGATTGAATGCCGAGCAATTCCAATATGCCAATATTGCTGCCCAGGATATTAGCCACCAACCCAATCCCTTTATTCAACAAATGCCGCAATAATTGACATTGACATGATTTCGGGTAATATCGCCCAAACCTTACCAGTTGGGTCAACTGGGTAAATCCTTGGAGTAATCCATGTCTGAAGTGCAAGAAGCACCAAAAGTTGCCGCTAACGTGGTGACAAGTGAGAATTTAGCTGAGTTCAACGCCAAGAAGATGGGTTTAGCTGACAAAGCGCCTGTCGCGGCTGCGGTTGAGACACCTCCCGCAGAGCCGACAGAAACGCAAAGCCAGAGTGAGCCGCTTGGGGAAGATGAAGCGACAGCGACAGAGGAAAGAAAACGCAATCCAAAGCTGGAATTGAGGTTTGAAAAGATAACCAAGCAACGCGAGGAAGCAAGGCAAGAAGCCAAGCGGGAACGGGAAGCGCGGGAATCTTTAGAGGCCAAAGTTAGGGAACTAGAAGGCAAGGTAACCCCGAAAGCGGAAGCCCAACCAACTGGTGAACCCAAGCCAGAGAATTTCTCCGATATGTACGAATACGCCAAGGCGTTGACTGATTATCGAGTTGAGCAAAGGTTAAGCGAGGAAAAGGCGAAAGATGCACAGGCGAAACAGCAAGCCGAACGGGAAAAGGTGATCAATACCTGGACTGAACGGGTTAAAGCTGCCAAGTCTGAAATGCCTGATTTTGATGACATGGTTGGTTCTGCTGACGTTGTTGTGAGCAACGAAGTGCGGGACGCAATCTTTGAATCAGATGTAGGGCCACGCATTCTTTACCACCTTGCCGAGAATCCCGAGTTTGCAGAAAAACTCTCAGGCATGACCGTGGCATCGGCTTTGAGAAGCATTGGAAAGCTAGAGGCCCAGTACGAAAAAACTGAGCCAACATCTAAGACTGTTGTTGGGAAAAGTAAAGCGCCAGCGCCGATTAACCCAATCAGATCGGCGGCAAACGGCAGAGATGTGCCACTTACCAGCGATGGTAAATTTGAGGGTTCATATCAAGCCTACAAAGCCGCACGAATGGCAGGGCGAATCCGCTAAATCAATCTTTTTTTAAGGAAATGAAATGAGCAACAATCTGCTTACCATCTCCATGATCACCAACGAAGCGTTGATGGTCTTGGAAAACGAGTTGACCTTCTCCTCTGAAGTTGACCGCAACTATGACGATCAATTTGCCGTTAGCGGCGCAAAGATCGGTAACACCCTAAACGTTCGCCGTCCTGGTCGTTTCATTGGAACTACTGGCCCAGCATTGAACGTTGAGGATTTCAACGAAACTTCTGTGCCTGTCACTTTGACCACGCAGTTCCACGTTGATACCCAGTTCACCACGCAAGATTTGGCCTTGTCATTGGATATGTTCTCTGACCGAGTGCTGAAACCTGCTGTGGCTGCTGTTGCCAACAAGATTGACTTTGACGGTCTGACGATGGCAAAGAACAACACCGCCAACATCGTTGGTACGGCTGGAACGCCTCCGACCTCCTTGCTCACCTACTTGACCGCTGGTGCGTATTTGGACAGCGAGGGCGCACCCCGTGACGGTCGCCGTTCTTGCATTGTTGAGCCTTTTACGGGCGCAACCATTGTGGACAGCTTGAAGGGTTTGTTTGTCCCATCCGATGTGATTGGCAAGCAATACCAAAAAGGCATGATGGGCCGTGACTCTGCTGGTATGAACTGGAAGATGGATCAAAACGTTGTGAACCAAACCTTTGGTTCTTACACTGGTTTGACCCTCTCCACCAACACCACCAGCATCGGCATTAGCACGGGTTGGGCACAAACCAGCAGCGTCACCTTGGTGGCATCTTCTGCTTTGACCTTGAACCAAGGCGATACCATCCAGATCGCTGGCGTGTACGCTGTCAACCCCCAAAACCGTAGCGCATACGGTTCGGGCAAGTTGCGTAGCTTTGTGGTGACCTCAACCACCGCTGTGGCTACTGGCGGCGGTACTGCCGTGACCGTTTCTCCTGCCATCATCACTGGTGGTCAGTTTCAGAACGTCACCATCACCACTACCAGCGCAACCGCAGTTGTGACCCCGTTCAACAACACAGGTACTGTGTCGCCCCAAAACATCGTGATGCACAAAAACGCATTCACTTTGGCTACGGCTGACTTGGAACTGCCTGATGGCGTTGTGTTCGCTGGTCGTGCAAGCGATAAGGAACTGGGCTTGTCAATGCGCGTGGTTCGTCAGTACACCATCAATAACGATTCGATTCCGACTCGCGTTGATGTGCTGTACGGCTGGGCGCCTTTGTACCCTGAGTTGGCTTGCCGCGTTGCAGCTTAACCATTAACTATTGGAGAAAACATCATGGCAAATCCAGGCGCAGCAAGCACCACCACCAACCACCCCAGTAACTTGGCAACCAATCAGGCATTGCGCTTGATTGCCTCTGCCCAAGGCGTGAACATGAACGCTGTTGCTGACACTATCGCCCCCATCCTGGGGTCAGGTAATGTCAGCGTTCAGAGCATCATTGTTGCAAACGCCAGCACCAGCTTGACCACGGCACAACTTGCCGTGTATACAGGCCCAGGCGCTACTGGTACAGCAGTGAAAACAGCTTATGCGTTGTCGGGTAATAACTCGACCACCGCAGTTGTTGTGACCGCCGCAACCTCAACCGCATCGATTACGGGAACACCCCTGTATATTCGTGTCACCACCGCCCAAGGCGCTGCCGCAACCGCAGACGTATTTATCTACGGTTACGACTTGTCGTTCCTGCCTTAAAACGGCATGAACTAAGTGAAAGAGCCGCCCTCAAAAGGGGTGGCTTTTTCTCTTTTGAAGCATATAATTTGATGAACTGAAAGGCCAAGCCATGTCCAATTACGCACAGATTTCTGTCACCACAATGGTGAAGAATCAACCTGGAAAACTAAAAGGCATTTTTGTTAGCACCGTTACCAGCACCCCCACCGTGACTGTGTACGATGCCCAAACCCCTGGCACAGATGTGAAAATTATTGACACATTCACTATGACAGCGGCAACAAACATTAATTTTTATGATGGCATCAACTGTGAAAACGGGTTGTATGTCGTGATTTCTGGGACTGCAAGCATCACGGTTTATTTCGAGTAAGCCATGACCACAGCGGTCACCCAGACCACTAATTTTGTCCCTGTGCAGGGCGTTTTTGCGCCCGAGCCTACCTATGCCCTTCAGTATTTTGTTGGCCCTGCTGGTACGCCTTTTTATGGCCCAGAAAACGCCTCATTCACGAATATCAGCACGGTAACGGGCACGATCACCACAACCCCAACTAGCGCCACAGACATTGCCAATAAAGGCTATGTGGATTCGGTGGCGCAGGGTTTGGATGTAAAAGCATCGTGCGTATATTCGACTACCAACAACATCACGCTATCGGGCTTGGCGGTACAGGCGGGGGGCGATTGGGTTGCAACGCTGACCGCTGGGGATAGGATTCTGGTCAAAAACCAAGGTTCAAGCCAGTTCAATGGCATATATGTGGCATCTGCCAGCACTTGGGCACGATCTGCCGACATGAATACATGGGCAGAAGTGCCATCAGCGTTTACCTTTATTGAATCTGGCACAACTTTGGCTGATACGGGCTGGGTGTGTACTTCAAACCAAGGCGGCACAATTGATGTGACCCCAATCACTTGGTCGCAGTTTTCTGGGGCTGGGTCTTACTTGGCTGGTACAGGCTTAACCCTGACAGGCAACACATTCAGCATCACAAACACAGCGGTGACTGCGGCGGCATATGGGTCGGCCTCCCAAGTGGCGACTTTTACGGTCAATTCACAAGGCCAAATTACCTTGGCGGCAAACGCTAGCATTGCCATTGCTGCCTCTCAAATCACCAGCGGCACGATTGACAGCGCCAGATTGTCGGGTAGTTATTCGGGCATAACTGGCTTGGGAACGCTGGGCGACTTGACGGTTACCAACACCATCACGGGTTCTGTATCGGGCAACGCTGGTACGGCTACAACAGCAACCAAGGCCACCAACATTGCGG